TGGAACTGGTGTTGGTAAATCACTATTCATGTGTCACATGGCAGCATCCACACTTATGCAAGGTAAGAATGTTCTCTATATTACTATGGAGATGGCAGAAGAAAGAATTGCAGAACGTATTGATGCGAATCTAATGAACATCACTATGGATGATTTGCACAATCTTCCTAAGAAGATGTTCACTGACAGACTATCTAAGATTCAATCTAAAACAAATGGTAAACTCATCATCAAAGAATATCCAACTGCATCTGCTCATAGTGGACACTTTCGTGCATTGATTAAAGAACTTGCACTGAAGAAATCTTTCAAACCAGATATCATTTTCATTGATTACTTGAACATCTGTTCTAGTTCACGATTTAAAGGTAATGCAAACGTTGGTTCTTATTTCTATATCAAGGCAATCGCAGAGGAGTTGCGTGGACTTGCAGTAGAAATGAATCTACCAATTGTTTCTGCAACACAAACAACTCGTGGTGGTTATGCAAACTCTGATGTTGGACTAGAAGACACAAGTGAATCGTTTGGTCTACCAGCTACTGCTGACCTAATGTTTGCTTTGATTTCTACTGAAGAACTGGAAAAACTCAATCAGATTATGGTCAAGCAACTTAAAAATCGTTATAATGACCCAGGCTTGAACAAGAGGTTTGTGGTTGGTATTGACCGAGCAAAGATGAAGTTATATGATTGTGAACAAGAAGCACAAGATGACTTGATTGATAGTGGACAAGATGACACACCTTTATTTGATAAAGGACAGAATCAGAAATACGACAAGTTCAACGATATTAAGTTCTAAGTCCTTTTCTTTATAAATAGATGTGTAATTATATTTGTTTGAATGGAAAAGGTGCAAAATGCAGAGTTTTAAACATACTTTGTTATCTGAAGGTGCAATGGGTTATGCCGATGTATTCAAAAGAAATAACAAAGTATCATTCATAGATAAGGCAATAAAGGGAGAACTTGTTGATACAAGTGGTAAGAAACTTCCCCCTGTTGACCCAAATTCGGAACTTATTGGTTTTCTGAATCGTAATGATGCAGAGAATAATAAGCAGTTCCAAGATGTTCTAACAAGAACTTATGGGACATCCCTAACCAAACTATCCATCGACAAAATTGCAAATGGTTTCTCAACACAAGGTGCTGGTGTGGCATCTGGTGCAGATTGGGAAAACATTATTACATCTCATTACAATAGACTTTCTGGTAATGAAGGATATGATTCTGATGCAGATTCAGAAGCAGAAAAGTTTGATGACTGGCACAACAATACTGGTGAAAAACTTGCACAGGCATTTATCAATCAGATTGGCAAATCTCCTATGCAACAGTTTGGTAAAGGCAAGTCAAAAGCAAACTTATCTAATTTCTGGATTTCACATGGTGGAACTGATGGAACTCCTAAGACTGATATGTTTAATAGTTCTTATAACATATCACTCAAAAAGGCAGGTGGTTCTCAGTTAGCATCTGGTGCAAAGGGTGAGACTGTTGCAACATATAATGCTGCACTTGAATATTTGGGTGCAAAGGGTGTAACCCCAGAAATGGAAAAGATTCTCAAGATGATTGAGGAAGGTTTCCAAAAGGTTGCAACAAAACATACCGTTGGTGAACTGGATAAATTGTCAAAGAAAAGTAAAGGTGAGTTATCACCAGAACAAGTAAAGGCAGTTGCACAGTTCACAGAGACACAAGCGTTCCACACTGAACTAAACAAAGAATTAAAAAAACATATGAACTTTGAAAAACAACCAGAGTTCCTAAAGTGGTATACTTATGAGGCAATGTCTGGTTATAAGAAGTTCTCTTTGAAACAGGCTGCAGCATCTGTTTGTATGGAATTCAATGCAGACAAAGGAACAGTTTCAAAGTTTATTGAGGTGACTGCTGATGGTAAGTCTTCTGGACTAACAGATAATCCAAGTGTTGGTTCTAAGGTTGTTAGTATTTCATCTAAAGTAAAAGTATATGCTGCATACAAGTCTGGTGGTGGTAATCCATATTCTACACTGAGACTTGGACTTGCAGAAGATAGAAAATCATTTGATGAGACACCAACTCTTGCTGGTATTATCAGAGAAGAAATTATGAATGATAAGATTTGCAATATGTTGGTAGAAGACAGATATCAACTAGACGAATTTGCAATTGTAAAGAAAGCATTTGGTAAGTTAAAAAAGATGGGTAAAGATGTTAAGATGTGGTTTGGAAATTTGTTGACAAGGATTATGGAAAGAGTTAAAGTAGTGTTTGATAAAATTAAGAACATGGGTTCTAAAATGTATGAAGCACTATTTGGTTTTCTTAATATTAAGGTTGACAAGGTAAAAGCATCTATGCCTAAAGAACTTGAAGGTTTTGTTTAATGTTGAAGTTTAACGATTTTCTGACAGAGGATAAGGGAGGAAAGAACCTCCACTTGGAACATATTGAGGATGAAATCCTTAACTATGGAGTGGATGGTGGTCGTGCCTCAATTAACTTTGTTCGGTCTTTGCGTGACATGCTCGCTGGTGCATCTCGTTCCTCAATTAATATGACCGTAAAATGGGACGGTGCCCCGGCAATCTTTGCTGGGATTGACCCTTCAGACGGCAAGTTTTTCGTTGCAAAGAAATCGGTATTTAACGTAAGTCCAAAATTATATAAGTCTAATGCAGACATTGATGCAGATACTTCTGGTGACTTGAATGCAAAGTTTAAAGTTGCACTCAAGTATTTTCCTAAGTTGGGAATCAAAGGTGTTCTACAAGGTGACTTGATGTTTACTAATTTGGAAACTGAAAAGATTGATGGAACTTCTTATTATACATTCCAACCAAACACAATTGTATATGCAGTTCCAGTTGACAGTGACCTTGGTAAACAAATGAATAAGGCAAAGATTGGTGTAGTGTGGCACACCACATACACTGGTGATGAACTACAATCTATGCAAGCATCTTTTGGTGCAAATATTAGTGGGATGACTCAAACATCTGATATCTGGATGGATGATGCAACTTACAAAGATGTTGCTGGTAAGGCAACAATGACACAAACAGAGACAGATGCTGTTACTGCATCTTTATCAAATGCTGGTAAGACATTTAGAAAAGTTGACTCTGGTTTGTTGAAGAAGTTTTTAAGTCTACAAGAGAATACATTTAGTAAGGGTAATCTTGCTGGTGGTTCACTAAAGACATATAACAATAGTAAAGTTAGACAGGGTGAGAAGATTACAAATCCATCATCTCATGCAGCAGGATATATTAAGTGGGTAGAAGATACGTTTCAAAAACAAATTGATAAACTAAAAACTCCTGCTAAGAAGAAAGAATTAGAGACAAAAAAGAAAGAGGTAGTTCGTGAGTTGAAGAAACACACAAGAAACCTCGCAAGTATTATTGAGTTTCAAAACCATATTGTTGACGCAAAAATGGGTATTATCAAGAAACTAAATAGTGTTAAGCAGATTGGAACATTTATTCGCACAAGTAACGGATTTAAAGTGACTGATGGTGAAGGATATGTTGCAATTGATAGAACAACTGGTGGTGCAGTTAAACTAGTAGACAGAATGGAATTTAGTTTTAATAACTTTACTGCAATCAAGGCATGGGACAGATGAAGACATATAAGGAATTATCTGACGAACTTATTGAACGTAAGGTTATGTCTCGTGACCAGAGACGTAAAGCTGCATTGCGTATGAAGAAACTAGCAAGGTCTTCTGCATTTAAAGCAAAGGTGCAACGTAAGAAGTTGAAAATGGCAGACCCTGCTACAATTCATAAACGTGCATTGAAAAAGGCAAGAGAAATTATTATTCAGAAATATTCTGGTTTGGACAAGAGTGAGTATCAAGAACTTCCACTTGCTGCAAGATTAGAATTGGATAATCGTGTTGTTTCTAAGAAAGGTGCTGCAATTCAAAAGATTGCTAAAAAGTTAAAGATTAAAATTAAAGGCGCCGAAAGAGAAAGATTGCAACAAGTAAGACAAGGTGGTAGTGAAGAATGAAAAGTTTTTCAGAATTAAGAGAAGCAAGAGATAACACAGTAGTTTTTACTTTTGGTAGATTCAATCCCCCTACAACTGGGCATGAAAAACTAATTACAAAACTTTCTGATGTTGCAAAACAGAATAGTGCTACCTATATGGTTTTCCCTTCACATTCACAGAATGCGAAGAAAGACCCACTTCCACATGCAAAGAAGATTGCATATATGCGAGCAATGTTTCCAAAACATAAGAAAAACATTATCGCATCAAACAATAAGAATGTATTTGCAATTGCAACAGAGTTGTTTGATAAAGGATTTAAGAATGTAGTGATGGTCGTTGGTTCAGATAGAGTTGATGAATTTAAATCACTATTAACAAAGTATAATAATGTAGAAGGTAGACATGGTTTCTATAACTTTGATTCTATCAATGTAGTATCTGCTGGAGAACGTGACCCAGACGCAGAAGGTGTGACAGGAATGTCTGCATCTAAAATGCGTGCTGCTGCATCTGCAAATAACTTTGACCAATTTAAACTTGGACTTCCAAGTGGGTTTAAGAGTGGTGAAAAACTATTCAAAGATATTCGTAAGTATATGGGTATTCGTGAATCGTTTAATCCTATTCAAGAAGAGATTACTTCTGAAGATGTATTCAGAGACATGTATGTTAAAGGTGAAGTATTAAACATTGGTGACACTGTTACTGATAATTATACTGGAGTTACTGGTGCAGTAATTCGTAGAGGAACAAACTATGTTACCTTTGCAGAAGAAGATGGAACAACTCATCGTAGATGGTTGTATGAACTACAACTAGACGAAGAACTTGATGAAAAAGAAGACCCAGATTTAAAAAAGAAAAAGGGAACGCAACCCGCTAAGTATTTTGCAAAAGATGCCGAAGGTGATGAAATGGCAAAGTCTACTAAAGACAAAAGAGAT